TGTGTCTAGACTAGCATGTGTGTCTGTTGGAATAGTTTTAAGAAACTCTTCCTTCATTTGATTTAAGAAATCAGTTATTGTATGGTCTGGATCTGAATAGTTTAGAAGTTGTTGAATATTCTCTACTGGATTTGCACGATACCTACCTACGATTGCTGTAGCGCCTGATGTTGCACCAGTTACAGTTTCACCTGTTACAAATCCATTGTTAGCAGAAATCGTATATCTTGAATTAGCAAAATCTTCAGCAAGTATAGTTGCTGTAGCGCCTGATGTTGCACCAGTAATTATTTCACTTTTTTGTAATGTTCCTGAAAAAGAAAGTTGTTCATCTACAAGCTTGTCGCCATTGTCTAAATTAAATGCGTCTGTTCTATCTAATAAAACAAAATTGTCAGCTGTGCCTTCACCTTCTAAAAGTATATTGTCTACCGAAGTAAAAGATGATAGTTGTATTTCTGCTGATTCTAGAAAAAGATAATAAGATTTTATAAACTCAGCAAATTTAGGATGTTCCTCAAGAACGAACTCGGGGAGTTGTCTCTTAACTAGATTTGATAATTTTTTCTTATTTGTTTTTTTAAATGATGCCATTGTTATCCATTACCATTAATATGATGAATAACTACTAGTTGTTGTATAAGTTGTTCCTGCCTGTGATGAACCACTTTCAACAGTATCTATATTACCAGTTATTGTTGAGTTAGAAGTATCTATTTCTAAAACTTGATTACGAACTGGAGCAATATCGTTAGAATTTGGAATAGCAAAAACCCTTATTTGTGTACTAGAAGCACCATCAACATTTGAAATACTTGTTATGTTAGCTGATGTTAAAATTATTTCACCAGTCGTATAATCAACTGTACCAAAAGTTGTACTTGTATAAATTCTTGTTGTACCACTAAAATAGTAAACTCGTATATTACCAGCACCATCATCATCTAAAAAATGTTCGTTAGTTGAATCATCATTATTAATTTTAAAACCTGTTGATGATACAACGCCACCGCCACTTGAATTGTGTCCTGAATGTGGATTGTAAAATGCGTTGTTATATGATAGCGTGTATTTAAGAGCTGAACTCAAAGTAGGTGTAATATATTTGTACATCTTAATAGTTGTAATATTACTTAAAATAGATGTATCAGCATTGTTAATATTTTCTAGTAATTTTGAGTGTCTAAAAACACCAATAAAATTTTGTAAATTATTGATATTGTAATTTGAAATTACTGATAATACATTTGTTTCAAGTGTGCTTACATCTTTTGTGGTTGCACCACTATCATATTTAAAATTTGTATCAAGTGTAAGATAAGTTATCTCTGGATCAATAATTACTGGTCTTATAGAAGCAACAGCATATTGTTTAAGACTTGTAACAATACTTGCCTTCGTTGACTCTGTTAAATTTGAACCTGATTTTGCTTTAATTGATATGTAAACTTTACCATAATCTGGTATAGCTGCATCCTCACCACCATACACTTGCACTGCTTGAGCATTTGCATACAAACTTTTAACTAGAACTTTGTAATCGTCTGCTGTTACAGCACGGTCTTGAGCTGTATAATCCCTTGGCGCATTATATTTAATAGATGTGATTGATTCTGGAAGAGAACCGCCGTTAGCATTACTAATAGTTGTTACAGTTGCAGTAGAAAATCCGCCAATTGTTCCATTTAATGTAAATGTAGTAGCACCGTTTGCTTCTGTTCTATTTGTATTAATATAATCCATGATGATGATATTACCATCAGCAATACTTTTTCCTAAAACACCATCACCAAAACTAACTTCATATCTTCCATTTTCAACTTCTTGTAAAAAGAAAACTTTAGATGTCGAATTTAATCCTGTAATACCAGTAGCAAGTGTGTAAGTGTTTGTAGTAGAGTCCGAAGATGACTCTTGAACTTTAACTGTTAAAGATGTTGTATCAACATTATCATTTGGTATAATAAATCTTTGGTCTGTATCAGATGTGTTTACTGTATATTTAAAATTTAAATATGTTCCTTCAAAAATATCTACATTACTAAACTGATAAACTCCATCAACAGGTGTAATACTTAAATCAGCGTTGTTTACAAAATTATAAGAAGTACCATTAACAGTTGTTGAGAATTGTGTTCCTCTTTCCATAGTAAGTGTAGCACCAATTGCATTAGTAACTGTTACATCAATAACTGCTTTTGCAGCTGTAGAACTTGTTGGAGTATAACCAACTTGTTTTGCTTTTGAAACTACACTTGCTCTTAAATCAGCACTATCTAAAAACATTTCATTTGCTAACATATTCGCATTGAAACCTAGGTAGTGTGTATTGTAAGCAAGCATATCTAAAAGAACTGCCATACCAGAACCTTCAAAGTCATAATCTCTGAACTCGTCTTGTTGTGATAAAAAGTTTTTTAGATTTCCTTTAATACCGTCAAAATCTAATTCTGATATTTCTAATTTAGTTGCCATATTTTTATCTTAGTCTTTCTAAAAATGATTCCATTTCAACTCTTTCTGGAGTGTTTACTACAAAGAAAGATATTGAAGCTCTATATCCATTTCTTTCAATAAAGGGTTGTACATTTATTTGAACTAGTCTTGCTCTTGGTTCAAAATTACTTATTAATAAATCAATTTGTTTAGAAAGAGCATGAGTCATTTGTGGAGTGATATTTTCAAATAACATCGCTCTCAAATTAGAACCAATCTCAGGATGAAAAGGTCTCTCATAGTGGTTAGTATTAATTAAATTTCTAACACTTCTCTTTACCGACTCAACATCTGAAAGTTTTTGAATATCTTTTGTAGCAGAATTAATCGAAAAATCTAAATCTAAATCACGATAGATTTTAGCGCTTCGTTTACTTTCATTACTTTGTGTTGCGTCATATCTTGACATTTATTAATCTCTCCTCTGTATATTTATACCGTTATCCAGCAAATACATTACTTGATCCTGCAGCCACAGAGGTGCAAGCAGTTATACCATCACCAACACGACCACATCCTTTACCATTTACTTTAACAGTAGATGAACCTGAACTAATCGCAGCTGCATGAGGTGGACAAGGAGCACCAGGTAATAAATGAGTAGTGTTTACATCACCTTGTCTTGAAACTCCTATACCATTTGCAAAGACATTTCCAGAACCTACAGCCCTTGTCATGCCACTACAATGTGTTACATCAGCGTCACCAATTCTTGTTACAGCAGGCATTAGTTTTTTTCTCTTTTCATTAACTCTTTTAACTTGTCGTTATAAGTGTCCATCTCCTCATGTTCTTCCTCTGTATGAGGAGGTTCAGGAGGAGTTGGCTCAAACCTTATAACATTATCAAAACTTTGAGGTATGTCCTCATAGTTATTAAATTCTAAAATCATGCCTTTGTCTCTAATAACAAAAACGCCCTGCATTATTTTTTCTTTGCAGTTTTCTTTTTAGTTTTTTTCTTCGTAGTTTTTTTAATTGTTGGCGCCTTCTTAGTTGACTTTACTTCTATGCCACTATTCTTGCCTTTACCCCAATTCTCCCATAACTTTGATAAAAATCCCATAATAATCTCCTATTTCTTTTTAGATGTTTTCTTTTTCTTCTTAACTGGTGCTGAAACTTCTTCAACAACAGGTTCAACGATTGGTTTTTGTACTAAAGCAGGTTTTGTTATTTCCATACCTTCAACATCTACCTTACCTTCGTTGACTAATCTCTGTCTATTCTCTAAATGTTTTGTTTGAATCACTTCCTTGTTACCACCTGAGTAAGCAACAGCGTGTCCTTCTTTCATTAATCTAGAAGTTAATAAATCACCTTGTGGTGTTCTAAAGTCACCAAGAATACGACCAAACTTGCCTCGCATTTCTTCGTTACCATCACCCTTAACTTTAGATATTAGAGTAGCACCGTCACCTAATAGATGTTGTACTCTCTCTTTTGCAGCTAATCCAAATTTCTTTTCAATTGGATCACTTGTTCGTGATTCAGGAGTATCAATGCCTATAATTCTCACTCTTTCATCATTGAGCCAGACACCGAAACCTAAATCTATGTCGATATCAACGGTATCACCGTCAACAACTTTTCTAATTTTGCATTTATACTCGTACATTTGGTTTTTCCTTTGTTTTTATATAAACTATTTATAAGTGCTTTACAAAGCCTTGAAAATATTGTATAATAGAACAATAATATCATGATTTTAAAGAAAAAGAACAAAAAGAGAACAAAATCTCTCAAACAAATTCTAGGAATGAAGATAATTCCGATAAAAAAACTAAAAATATCAAAAAATCAGAAAAGTTGAATTAAATTCAACTAAAGTTGACCATTTTTATGGGTTTTTTTCCATTTTTTACTTGACAAAGGGGTATTTTTAGTGTAGCTTATACATATAAATGAAAAAAACGCAGAAAATAAGGGTTTTTAGAGTGCGACAACTTGCGCTACTTAAATCGTTGAAAAATAAGGGTTTTATTCCATGGAATAATCCATTTTTTTCTTGCATTATGTTTCATTTTAGTGTATTATATACACATAATGACAAAAAAGAAAGATTATATTATGTTTAAATTGACTGTTTTAATATTACTAAGTTTAATATTACTTAACCAATGTGTTGGGAGTATACTGTAATGACAAGTGTATTTTCAATAATTGCTATTCTATGTTTAATATTCGCTGTAGGGGCGATTGACGGCCCTACTCTAGAAACATCAGGCGATAACTTCGTTTTATGTTTCGTACTTGCAACTGTAGGAATCATGTCTATGTTTCTTGCAATTAAATCACAACAATATAATGATAAGGAGGACAAATAATGTCTAAAGTGAAAAACTACTACTGGGATCTTGCTGAAAAGCAATCCGATGAAATCATCATGAACTTTTGTCAAGGCAAAATTACTCATGCTGATGCTAAACAAAAACTTTCTAATGTAGAAGGTATTGAACTTTGCGATATCAACGACTACAATGTTGACGAAGTTTTAGATATCTCGTTAGAAGATTATAAACTTGACGAAAAAAGAAAGGCTGCTATATAATGATTAAAGTTTCAAAGTCTGCCGAGACACTACAAGACGGCGTTCAAAATTTAATTCATGCTTCTATTGAAGATTATAAATCATTTAATAATAATGATAGAATGCTAAAAGATTTTGAAAATGGTTGGCAAGTAAAAGAAGGACCAAAGTATATAAAAATAATTAGACAAAATGCGGTTCATGCTTTTATAGTAAAAAAAGATTTTAAACATTTCAAATCAGGTGATGTTTTGAAACCTGCTGGTTGGGCTGCACCTGCTTTGAACTCACCAAGAGGTAATGTTCTTAAAGGAAATTACCCAATGCAATGGACTGGTCCATTATACTTAAACTAAACGAAAGGAAAATTATATTATGAAATTACAATTTAACAATGTACCTGACATTCTTGACTTTATCAAGAATCCAGAAAACAAAGACGCTTTACTGTTAATAGAAATGGCAATCAAAGAAGCACGAAAAGGCTCTTTTGCTAACTTCAAAGTGGGTGACCATGTCATCTTCGGTAGAACTAATGGTCGTAAAAGACCTGGTGTTATTGTCAAAACTAATCCTGCAAGAGCAGTTATCAAGGATACTAACCTTGGTGGAACATGGAGAGTACCATACTCTTTGATGGAGGCTGCATGATAGACGATAACTTTAACGATCCAATGAATCAAGTTTTAGCTGATAACCTTGTTGAGGTTATCGCTACTATGACTCAGGAACAAAGAGATGAATTTGTAACTACTTTTGTTTCTAAGTGGCCAAAACTTGCAAGTCAAGTTTCTTTTAATATAGATGTTAATTTACAGGAGATAGTAAGTGTTAATTAAAATAGATGATAAAGTATCTGTGAATACTAGAAACATTTTACCAAGAGAAGGTAAGATAACTGATATATCTCTCGCCCTAACGACAAGTGATCCTGCAGGTGAGAATGGTATACAAGTACAAGAATATGATACCGACATGGGTTATAATGGCTCTATCGGATATGTAACAGAGAACGGTGACCAATATTGGGCATACTTCTCACAAATTGAAAAGGATATATAATGACAGGTGAAGAAAAATTTATTACGGCGATACTAACTCAAGCAGTTGAGGATACTATGTACATGGGTAAGAGACCTAGGTATCTAAAACATAAGGTCGAAGCAATCGACTGGATACTCAATAAAGAAAGTGAACACCATTGGTCATTTCTTAACTATTGTACTATGCTTGGTTTATCACCATCAAAGATACAAAACAAAGTTAAAGGGTTTATTAATCCTAAATTAACTACAACTCAAAAATTAATAATGAAACAAAATATAGTGAAAGGACGACAAGATGACAATAGATTACAAGTTTAATGAAAATAAAGTTTTAGAAGATGTAAAGGAATATGTTGACAAAACATATAACTCACATTATGCTCAAACTAAAAATTATCAGGCAACTGAAATTATCATAGACCAAGGTCATGGTACAGGTTTCTGTATGGGCAATATTTTAAAGTATGCTCAAAGATACGGCAAGAAAGAAGGCCGTAATAAGGCTGACTTGATGAAAGTTATACATTATGCAATTATACAATTATCACAAGACCATTATAAATGTAATTCAAAAATAACAGAACCACAAGAACCTGCTCTTAGGTCTGTGGCGTCTGAGAAATATAACAACTCTTAAACCACTTCCAATATATCTTATCATTAAATATTTCTATTAGAGATTGATAGGATATTTTATCTTTTAATATATCGTCTGCTAGACTATCATATTCATAAGTATCTATCTTTACCATGCGATTTGGTTTTATTGTAGATAGTACTATCCATGTTCTTTGTTGTTTATTCATTTCGCTCCAAGCTAGCTTAGGTGGGTTTCTGGAGGGACATACATGAGTACTTATAAGAACC